AAACCATGTAAGCACAACTGTGCAGTACCTTTACTAGGGTTGTTACCCAGCACGTAACTGACACCAAAGATTGCGGCCAGTGGTGCAAATATCACAATCCACTTTAGTACCCCTGTAAAAAAGAATTGTAGCAACTCTGGACTAGTGCCTACAAAGTAACTGACCAACATTGATACAACGACTGCCAAGCTCATGTGTCCATAAACACGACCCATTGCAGAATTAATTTCTTCTGCTGAGCGATAACTGATAACTCCATCTGCTGAATAGTTTGTTCCAAACATTTTAGTCTCCTTTAATAAATTCTGTTGTCATTGGAAAGATTTCTGCAATGACTTTAGCACACGCCTTGGCAACTTCTTGATGTTCTAGCTGTGTTCCATTTGCACTACGTAGTTCAATAAAATGAACCCACGAACGCAATGTACCGTTCATGTACAAGCGGCTTTCTGTAAGCCCCTCTGGCAATACTGCACGAGCCTGTTCCTTGGCTATGCCATTAGCGATAGCCCATTCGTATTCTCTTTGTGCGGCATATATAACTCTTTTTTGAGCACGTTCCCATTCGTTTTGTAACAGTTGATCATCTGTTGCGATACTGTTTTGTCTGTTTTTTGTATCTTGGAGTCGTGCTTCTCGCAGTACAAACGACAGGTCTTTAGTAGGGTCAGCATATCGCTGACTGAATTCTTGGAAGCTGAAACTGCGATGTCTAAGGATCTGTCGTGCAATATCTCTTGTGGTTGTGATTTCAATACAGGCTGACACCATTTCGAGTGGGCTCCAGTGTTGGTGTTTGACCAAGTATCGGATGAGTTTCTCTGATGATTCGGTGTTAAATTGGTTTGTTGGGTTGGACACACGGGCGCAATACGCGATGAGTTCCTGTGCATCTTCGATACCAAGACTTGCGAATTCTGGTGTGGGTTGACTGTAACTGAGTAGTCGAACATTCATTTATACTTCCTTAAATTAATATATCAAAGTTTATTGCACACCTAGGACCAGTCTTTGGTATTCCGCCACCATGAGAAATTGATCCGTCAAATGCTACGACTCTGCCTCTCTTAGGAGAAACAGATTTTATAATTTCATTCTTTTCGTTAAAGAATACAGTGTCTCCATCTGCATCATTAACATAGTATAACACAACTAGGTGGTCGAAGGGCAAGTCCGTATGTGGAGCATAATGTTCTAATTGGGTATCGTATGGCATAATAATAAAAATTCTACCAAACAAAACATCTTTTAATTGTTTGCCAATATGTCCGCAAACTAGTTTTGGTATTAAATCAAAATTTGGTAAATGTTCTGATAGTGCATTTGATGATTTTAACACATGAACAAAACTCATAGGAGCATAACTCTGTTCCTCTGCAGTTAATTCATATTTGACTTTTAAAGGAATTGTCGGGTGCAATTGTTTATCACCCGACTTTCCTAAGATGCTTAATTCATAAAAATCTTGCAGATGCTCTGGAATGGCATCATCTAGAACCCAAATGTTCACTTTTCTTCTTCTGGTTTGTCAAAACAAAGACTTTCCATTGTTTTGTAATGTTCGTAGGCTTTTTTAAGTGCTTCAAACTTTTCTAATTTCTTAGGGTCTGGAACAAGGATAGCCAATCGCTCTTCCATAGTTTTCATAAATGCCAATAGGCTTCTGTCACCAATTTTAATGTCAGATCCTGCAGCCATTTCAATACCACCGGTACTGATATTAACTGTATTAGGAGCAGGGTTAAATGAAAAACCATTGCCAACCCCGGTAGCCCAAGTATTATTAGTATTGCAAACGTTGCCAATGGTTAACCCTGGAATCCCAGTACCGATAGAGTAAGTAGTTCCACTAAGATGACAATTACTAATGTAACTATTGCAAGGAATGCATACTGATGCACTGCTAGACATTGTTTGTGAATCGTATAATCCGGAACTACCACTGATAGTAATAGTATCAGTGGTTCCGTCACTATAGCTAATATTAATAGCCGATTCATCATCAACATCATGATTGGCTGCAACAGCTTCTTTGAGTTGATCAAGAATTAACATTTTATTTTGCCTTGGCTTCTTTACGAGCGTTCTTTTCTTCTGTAATTTCATTACGGCGAGCTTTAACTGCTTTGCCTACTTCTTGAAGAGCTTTGCGAGCACGGGTGCCAGCTGCAGAATTTCCTGCTGTGAATTTTGCATCTTCTGCTAAAAATGATTCCATTGCTGCTTTTAATTGTTCTACTGTGTTTGACATAATATTTTCCTTAAGTTATGTTCTACTACTTATAATAGTAATTGGTGTGGTCGGTAGGATTCGAACCTACAAAGGCTGTGTCTAAGACGTTGCCCCGTTCCCTGGTGCGTTTCACAACGGACTGGAGGTATGCCATTCCACTCACGACCACATGTATATTATATACTCTCGTTTCTACAGACGCAACCTTATTTGCGGTTAAATATGACTAGTTTATGACAATCAATTTTCAAAAAATCCCATTCCAGGATATAGTACGTTTTGGACAACGCACAATGTTGAGCCGTCCACTGTTTTCTACCAGTTGGATTTTGGGCCGCTTCTGTAATTATAACTGTTCATACTGCTGGCCGTATGCTCGCAGTGACAAACAGGATTACCAAAGTTTGGATGTGTATAAAAATACAGTAGATGAAATCAAACGGCAAGCTCGTGGAAATGGATTCACAGAATTCCATTGGAGTTTTAGTGGTGGCGAGCCTACTGCCTTTCGACAACTTTTGGATCTAGTCAAGCATCTAGATGAAACTGAAAGCACATATCAAAGCATACACATGACTACTAACTTGTCGCCAGGTAGTAAATGGTGGAATACCTGGTGTAAGAATACTGAAATGTTACAGCGTAGAAGTATTACTGCCAGTTTTCATGACGAGTTCGCCAAGGAACAAGAGTTTGGTGATAAGTGTCTACAGTTACAATACGAATTGGTGCACGTTACTATTAATCAAGTTATGGTGCCAGAAAAGTTTTACGAATTGTATGAACGTATGGAACGTTTTCACAAACGTGGAATTAACGTAACTCTTAAGCCGCAGAGTGATCCAACAGCCAGTAACATTGTAGATGGCTATACTGAGGAAATGATCAATTTAATGCAAACTGGATTTCCACAACGTGCCAACGGAGATGATGTTTATCAAATTGCATTATATGATGCAGATAATACAGAATATCTATTTGATCAGGCCGAAAGATTTAATGCTTTTGGATTCAATAAATTCCAACATTGGAGTTGTAATAGTGGATATCAAAGTGTTATAATAAGAGGTAATGAGGTTAAGAGATCATACAGTTGTCATGATACACCCTTAGGCACCCTCGATGAAGGATTTAATTTGTTTACACAACCAACAATATGTATAACACCTAGCTGTGTAAGTTCAGCTGATAGTAAAATACCAAAATGCAAATCGATCTAGAACATTTACATTATTGGATGCAGGCTATCCGCAACAGTGAAAACCCTATGAGGACCATGGATGCCTTTTGGTCAGGGCAACTTAAAAGCAAAGAATGGTTGATTACTAACTTACGTAAAAATGTCAATCAGGTAGTCAGCATCGATATTCACGGCGGTTGGGTAGGAGTATTAGCCAGTATGCTGTTTCAAAGTGATATCTATATCACCAATATTCGCAGTGTCGATATCGACCATACATGCGAATCGATAGCTAACATGATGAACAAGTCGGAGGAAATCGCAGGAAGATTTCAAGCAGTTACCGCAGACATGTGCGAGATTCGAAGCGATGCCGACGTTGTAATTAACACCAGCTGTGAACACATCACCCAGGATCAATATGACCTATGGTTGAGTGGAATGCCTCATAATACATTATTGGTATTACAGAGCAATAATTATGATATTCCTGAACATGTGAGGATCGCTAATAACTTAGAAGAATTTAAACAACAATGTCATCTAGAAAAAATACTTTGGGCAGGAGAATTAACGTTGCCGTTATATACTAGATTCATGATTATTGCCAGACCAGGTTAAATTCTCAAAACTTAGTTTATCTTTACTTGGATTGCGATTAAACTTATAACGATCTGGCGGGCTATCCGGTAATACACACCCTTGATTTTTCCATGCATCTCTTCTAATAATCTGATGTAAGAAATTTGTTATACCGTCAGGTACAAAATCACACCAAGGCCCAGATCTTAATTCTTC